GGCAAGACAGGGGGTGCCAACTAATGGCCATCAGCTCTACGGTATTCAACGACATTCCGGCCGCGCTGCGCCTGCCGGGCTGGTATATCGAGTTCGACAACCGCCTGGCCGGCAATGCCGTGTTCCAGGGCAAGCTCCTGGTACTCGGGCAGATGCTGGAAGCCGGCTCTGCCACGCCCCTGGTGCCGGTGCGCGTAACCCGCGACGGCCAAGGCGACGAGCTGTTCGGCCGTGGTTCCATGCTGGCTGAGCAGTTCCGCGCCATCAAGAGCGTGGATCTGTACACCGAGACCTGGGCCATTCCGATGCTCGATGCCGAGCTGGCTGGGGCCGCAACAGGTGCCATTACGGTGACCGCTGGCCCGTCCGAGACTCGCCCGCTGGCCCTGTATATCGCCGGTTATCGGGTCTGGTGCGAGATGGTGGCAGGTGCTACGCCAGCCGTCACCGCGCAGGCCATCGCCGACGCGATCAACGCCGCCGACCGCCTGCCGGTTACCGCCAGCATCGCCGGGGGCACCCCGACGAAGGTCGATATCGAATGCCGCTGGGCTGGTGAGACCGGCAACAGCATCTCCCTGGCCGAGTGCCTCAAGGGCGAAGAGCGTACCGCTGGCCTGGGGCTGACCCTCGCCGAACCGACTGGCGGTGCGGTCAACCCGGATCTGCTGACCGCCGTGGCCGCCATGGGCAATGAGTGGTGGAACTGGCTCTGCCTGCCGTACACCGATGCCACCTCCCTGGAGGTGATCGAGGCTGCGCTGAACAGCCGCTACGGCCCGATGCGCCAGATGGGCGGCCGCGCCTTCGCTGCTTTCCGTGGCAGCCATGCCGCCACGGCCACGCTGGGCAACGGGCGCAACTCGCCGCACGTTTCAATCATGGGCATGGGGGCATCCCCAAGCGCGCCATGGGTTTGGGCAGCTACCAACGCCATCGTGGCAGCCAAGGCCCTGGCCATCGATCCGGCCCGCCCGCTGCAGCGTTTGCCCATGCCTGGCTTGATCGGCCCGCGTGAGGATCAGCGCTGGGACGATCCCGAGCGCAACCTGCTGCTGTTCGACGGTATTGCCACCTACACCGTGGCCACCGACGGCACCGTGCAAATCGAAATGCAGATCACCACCTACCAGCGCAATTCTGCCGGTGTGGCTGATGACAGTTACCTGCTCATCAACACCCCAGAAACCCTGGAGCGCATCCGCTACGAACAGCGCAGCACGTTCGCGCAAAAGTACCCGCGCCACAAGCTGGCCGAGGATGCCGACCGCCTGCTGTACGACCCGAGCCAGCTGGTGATGACGCCCAAAGTGTGCAAGGCCGAGCTGCTCAGCCTTTACCTGCAGACGTTTATGGGCGAGCGCGCCTGGGTGCGCGACTACCCCGGCTACAAAGAGAGCCTGCAGTGCGGCATCGACCCGGACAACCCGAACCGCCTCAACGTCATCGATCAACCAATGCTGATCGGCCAATACAGCGTCCATGCCCAGCAGACGCAGTTCCGCCGTTAATTAGAGGAGAGGCACATGAGCGGCAAGGTAACCGGAATCGCCACCATCCGAGTCGATGGTGCTGAGATTCCCACCGAGAAAGGGGCAACCCTTAACCCCGGCGGGGTCAATCGCACAACCCGTATGGCGGGCAAGCGCGTGCACTTCAACGAGGAGCCTGTTGCGCCCACGTTGCAGTGCACGGTGCTGCACACCCCTGAGATCGATCTGATCGACCTCAACACGATCACCAATGCCACCGTCCTGGTCGAGTGCGACAACGGCCAGGACTACATGCTGACTGGGGCCTTTGTGACCGAGACCAACGAACTCAACACGGGCGAAGGTCAGGTGCGCCTGAACCTTGCCGCCCGCCGCTGCGAGAGGATTTAACCGATGGCAAAGACTGATTTTCTCGCTGACCTGGATCTGACCGATGAAGAGCGCGCCCGCATTGAAGATGTGGGCGATGCCCTGCAGGTCACCCTGGTTGAGCCTTTCACCTACAAGCACAGCAAGCTCGATGGCGAGCGCACGCTGACCCAGTTGCACTTGGTCAAGCGGGTCAAGGGCAAGCACATGAAAGCCATGGATAAGGCCCAGGGCGAGATTAGCCAGGGCCTGGCCCTGGTCGCCGCGCTGGCCGGCTTGCCGAGCCACGCCATGGACGAGCTGGACGCTCGCGACATGGATCTGGTCATGGAGCTGGTCAGCCCTTTCTTGCCGAAATCCCGAGGGACTGGGACGCCCTGATTCGAGTAGTTGCGACGGCGTTCGGCGGGTTTAACCCGCTGGATCTGCTGGAAATGGAGCTGGATGACCTGCGCTGGTGGTTCGGCCAGGCGGAAAAGTTGGCAGAGGAAATGAAAGAGCATGGCGGGTGAACTCAAAACATCGGTGATCCTGGAGCTGGTCGACCGCATCACTTCGCCTGTGCGCCGGGTCACTCAGGCCCTGGCCGGGATCTCCCGCCGCGCCGCCCTCGACAACCTCAAAAACTCGGCCCGTGGCGTGCAGACCGCCCTGGCCGGCACCCTCAAGCAGGCGATGGCCTTGGGCAAAGGCCTGGCGATTGTCGGCGGTGCAGCTGCTGCAGCGGGCTGGACTATCACCAGGATGGTCGGCGGCGTCGCCACCCTGGGTAACGAGATCAAGGTCAGCTCCGAGCGCCTAGGCGTCGGCGCGGGCTGGCTGCAGGAATGGTTCTATGTAGGCCAGCAGTTCAGCGTGGGCAATGACGCCCTGATTGATGGCTTCAAAGAGTTGGGCCTACGCGCTGACGAGTTCGTGAAGACGGGCTCTGGTAGCGCATCCGAAGCCTTCGAGCGCTTGGGTATCACCGTAAGGATCTGCGCGGTACCGCTGGCGAGACCGAGAAGCTGCTCGACCTGGTGCAGTCGCGCCTGGGCAAGATCGAGAACGATGCTGCCAAGCAGCGAATCTTCGACGAGCTGTTCGGCGGCAGCGGTGGCGAGCAGATGGTTGCCATGCTGACCCAGTCCCGCGAGGAACTGGAAAAGCTGCGCCAGATTGCCCGTGACAACGGCGCGATCCTCAGTGATGAGGACATCGAGCAGTCGCGCCTGTACGTGCGGCAGATGAACGAACTGACCAACGCCCTGCAGGGGATCAAAAACACCGTACTTAGCGCGCTGCTGCCGACCGTCAACCAATGGCTGGGCGGCATCCGCGAGCTGTCCAAGGCCAACCGCGAGGTGATCACGCAGCAGGTGCTGGAGCGCCTGCGTCAGCTGTGGTCAGGGCTGCGGGCGGTAGGCAGTGCCGTCGCCTGGGTGGCTGACCGGGTCGGTGGATTCGGCAATTTGATCACCATTTTGGCAGGGTTGCTGGCAGCCAAACTGGTGTTCTCTCTGATCCTCACGGGCATTGCAGTTGTGCAACTGACCAAAAAGTTCCTCATCTATGCATTCACCATGGGTGGAACAGTGGTCAAGGCTATTGCTTCATGTGCTGCGTCTTTGCTCGGCCTGGCAGCACGCGCCATTCCGGCGGCGATTATGGGTATCCGCGCGCTCTCTTTGGCACTGTTGACCACGCCCATCGGCTTGATTATTACCGGTATCGCCGCCCTGGCCGGAGCGGCGTACCTGATCTATCGCAACTGGGATGGGATCGCCGAGTGGTTCGGCGGCATGTGGGATCGCGTGAAGGCGTTCTTCGACCGAGGCATCGGCGATATCGCCAAGGATCTGCTGGCGTTCAGCCCGGCTGCATTGTTGCTGAAGGCCGTCGATGCGGTGTTCGAGCTGTTCGGCGCGCGGCCTTTGAGCGAGCTGGGCCGCGAGTGGATCGGCGGGTTGGCCGACGGCATCGCCGGGCGCTTCGAGCAAATGGTCGGCTGGCTAAAGCAGAAGGTCAGCGCGTTAAGCGGATGGCTGCCGGACTGGATGACCGGTGGCGGCCTCTCGCAACGCATGGGCACACCGGCTGCTGGCGCGGCCGTTGCGCCGAAGCTGGGTGCGCCTGTGATGGGTGGCCGTCCTTCGCCGCTGGCAATGGGGCCAGGGCGTGCCGACGTGGGCGGTGAACTGCGGATCAAGATCGATGCAGAAGGCCGGCCGCGCGTGGCGTCGATGAAAACCAATGGCGGCCTGGATTACCGCGTGGAAAGCGGCCTGCTGGGGGTGGTTCAGTGAGGCTAGCTCTTATCTTGTGGCGAGAAATCGCCATTAGCGATACGTGCGGCGGCCATATCCTTGACGAATTCATGGTAGAGGCCAGCAGCTACAAAAGCGCCAAAACCTACCGGAATCCACCAGACTGCTTCGGGGACCAGCCAAGCAAAGCCGCCTCCAATTACAACGCCGCCAATCGTTGCCTGAATCGCCGCCTTTTCAGTGTTTTTCATGAGCTGTCCTCCAATGACCTGAAAGATTTGGAGCCTAGCACATGACTTGGCGTGATCGCATCGACCCAGAGTTGCGCGGCAGTTTTCGCGGTGTGGCGTTCTACGTTGAGCGTGCCGACGGCACAGCCGGCCGCCGCTGGCTGGTGCATGAGTACCCGCGCCGCGACGTTCCGTATACCGAGGACATGGGCCGCCGTGCCAAGCAATGGCGGCTGTCGCTGTTCGTTGCCGGCGATGACTACGACCTTGAGCGCGACGCGCTGATCAAGGCGCTGGACGCACCTGGTGCAGCCACCCTGGTGCATCCGTACCTGGGCACCTTTTCGGCGGTGGCCAGCGACGTAAGCTTCAGCGAGTCCACCCGCGAGGGCGGCTCCTGCACCTTCGAGGTGACCTTTACCGAGTCCGGCCGGCAGATTGAGCCGGGCACCTCGGTGGATACCCAGCGTGAGGTTGGCAAAGCGGCGGACGCCTGCGAGGCCGAGGTCGAGAAAGACTTCCTGGAGCGCTGGAGTATCGAAGGGCTTACCGGCTGGTCGCTGGAGTCTATCGAGCGCGACTTGGCTGCAGTGGTCGACGGCATGAGCCAGTTCGTGGGCGATATCGCCGAGCAGATCACCGATGTGATCCGCTTCCCGGTGAACATCGTGGGCATCGTCCTGGGCGGCTATAACCGCATCCGCAACGCGGTGATGCGGCCGATCAACGCCCTGGATCTGTACAGCGGCAACAGCGTGCTATCGAGCAGCGGCCAGGGCGGCTCCGGCCGGTTGCGCCTGGCTCCGGGCACCCCGGCCAGGGCCGTGCGCATGCTGCGTGAGGCCGGTACCGCCGGAGACTCGGTAGCCATTCCTCCAGCGGACACACCGGAGAACACCCAGCGGGCCGGCAACATCGTGGCCGCCAACCAGTTGAACGGTCGTCTGGCCGCAACCACGGCCGCCCGCGTAGTGGCCGAGACCGATTGGCTGTCGCGCCAGGAAGCCGAGGCCGCTGGCCAGGATGCCCTGGCACTGATCGATCACGAGCTGCAGACAGCCGAGCCGATCAGCGATGGCGTTTACAACGCCCTGGTGGCGTTGCGCGCCGCGCTGTCGACCGATCTGCGCACCCGCGCCCTGGCCATGCCGAACCTGACCGAATACACACCGCAGGCGACCCTGCCGGCCGTGGTGATCGCCCACCGCCTGTATGGCGACGCGACCCGCGCCGACGAGATCTGCGTGCGCAACAACGTCCGCCACCCCGGCGCTCTGCGCGGTGGGATGGCTCTGGAGGTACTCAGTGAGTGATGAGCAGGTAGTCCTGCAGATTGGCAGCGACCGGCACACCGGCTGGCAAGAGGTGCGCATTCGCCTGTCCCTGGAGCAAATCGCCGACGAGTTCGAGCTGACCCTGACCGAACGCTGGAGCGAGTCCGGCGATGTTCGCCCGGTATCGCCCGACGAGGCCTGCACGCTGCAGATCGGCGACGAGCTGGTGCTGACCGGCTACCTGGACGAGGTGCTGCCGGACTACGACCCCGAACAGCACACCATCGTCGCCAGCGGCCGTAGCAAGGCCGGCGACCTGATCGACTGCAGCGGCCGCGAGCAGCGCCTGGACGGCCGCACGCTGCAGCAGATCGCGCAAACTTTGGCACAACCCTACGGCATCGAGGTCGTCGACACGGTCGGCGCGGCCAAGCCGTTCCGGGCTTTCGTGCTGGAGGACGGCCAGCCTATCGCCGAAGCCATCGAGCGCGCGGCGCAGATCCGTGGCGCGCGGGTGGTCAGTGACGCCCAGGGGCGGCTGCTGATCGTCCACGCGGTGCAGCGCGAGATCCGCACACCCCTGGTGCTGGGGGAAAACATCCGTCGCGCCTCGGGCGTGTTCAGCAACCGCGACCGCTTCAATGAATACATCGTCGAGGGGCAAACCCCAGGCGACAACGAATGGAACGGTGCCAACGCCTCCGGCCCTCGCGGTACCGCGCAAGATCCTCGCGTGCGCCGCCCACGCACCACCCTGGTGGTGTGTGACACCCCAGCCGACAGCGGCGACTGCACGGCGCGTGCCGAGCTGGAAGCGCGCATGCGCTGGGCCAAGGGCCGTGGCGTTACCTACACCGTGGGCGGCTGGAAGCATGAGCAAGGTGTATGGCGACCGGGTGACCTGGTGCCCGTGCGTGATGCGTACCTGGGCCTGGACGAGAAGTTGCTGGTCAGCGCGGTGCAGCTGATCGAGGGCCTTGATGGCCGCCGCGCCGAGTTGCGCGTTGTGCCCCCGGCGGCCTTTGAGCCTATCCCGATCCCTGAGCCGAAAGCGGCGGCAAGCAGTTCGGGCAAGGCCAAGCCCGGCGACTGGGGGTGGTGATGGATCAGCGCACGATGTCTCGCTTGCTCAGCCCGGTATGGCGGCGGATGCGCCTGCTCTTTTCCCGTGGCGTGCTGAAGATGGTCGATGACGGCCAGACCCTGCAGAGCGTGCAGGTCACGCTGCTGGGTGAGTCGCCCGCCTGGGCTGAGCGCTTCCAGCAGTACGGCATGACCTCGGTACCGCATGGCGGCGCTGAAGCCGTGGTGGCGGCCGTGGGCGGTGCTCGCGCGCACCTGGTGGCCATCGCCGTGGATGACCGGCGCTACCGCATGACCTCCCTGAAAACTGGCGAGGTGGCCATCTATGACGACCTGGGCCAGTCCGTGCACCTGACCCGCGAGGGCATCGTGATCACGGGTGCCGGCAAGCCGCTGGCCTTCGTTAATTGCCCGCTGGTGACCATGGACGGCGACCTAGAGGTGGCCGGCGAAGTGCGCGACCACACCAGCACCATGCAGACGATGCGCGACCTTTACAACGATCACGTCCATGACAACCCAGATCCTGGCCCAGACAAGAGGATGGAGTGATGGATATCGCGCTGCGTTACGACGCAGAGGCCAAAGCCTTCGACCTGGCCATCGCCGACGGCGACCTGGTTGGTGAGCAGGGCCTGGAAACGGCAGTGCTGCTGTCGCTCTACACCGACCGCCGCGCCCTGGCCGAGGACGAGTTACCCGATGACGGAACCGACCGCCGGGGCTGGTGGTGCGACGCCTACTCGGATCGCCCGCAAGGCTCACGGCTTTGGCTGCTGTGGCGTGAAAAGGAACTGGACAGGGTGTTGCGCCGCGCCGAGGAGTACGCCAGCGAGGCGCTGGAGTGGCTGATCGACGACGGCATCGCGTCGGCGGTTGAGGTCGAGGCCATCCACCTGCGTCGTGGCGTGCTGCAACTGATTGTGGGCATCCAACGCCCAGGGCGTGCCGTCCTGGAACGCCGTTATGACTATGTATGGGGAGTGAGCAATGGGATTTAAGCGGCCGCCGCTGCCCGAACTGATTGGGCGGATCGACAACGATCTGCTCTCGCGTCTGCCAGGTTCCCAGGCGGCTCTAGCTCAGCGCCTGACCCGCAT